GTGACTCTCGCACGACGCACTTCCGTCACCGAGCGACCGGAAAGTCCACGCAACGAGCGGTGGGAGAAAGTTCTCCTTGAACCGGTTCGTGTGTTGACCAAGAACGCTGGTAGTGAGCAATCGCTCGCAGATATTAGGAAGTTATTCCAACAAAGGCACTACTACAAGAACTTGCACAAGGCGGAGTTCTACATCGAAACACAAGACACTGTTAATGTGTACGATGCTACGCTCGTGCTTGTCAACTCACTCAAAGCCGCCGCATCAATTGCTCGGCTCATGCTACTCACCGACCGAATCGTTTTGGTGGGCGAACAATAGGCGAAGCCAACCTTTATATGGCTACAACAGGAGGAAATAATATGTCTTGGGGAACTAAAACAACAGAAGCGACCGTCACAAAAACGGGATATGGTAAGGACTACTATCGGGGTCTTTTTGAGAACAACACCGCACAATCGGTGCCTGTACGCATGGCATTGGTGGCAAAGGAGAACTGCGCCAAAACAGGCACAGCAGTTAGCATTTGCCGACAGGTGAAGCCGAAGGGCCACATCTATGTGTTCGATGTTGACAACTCGGCAAAGGCCACCATTGACGAAGCCTACGGTGACGACGATGAAATCACAGTCTTGCCACTTCTTGACGAGCGTGACGACAGCATCTTCAACGACGATGCTACCGTCAACTATGCTAACTTGATTGACAAGGTAAATTACTTCGTCAACATTGTTGCTGACAAGTCAAAGGAAGGAGAAGATATTGCCGGAATAGTATTTGACGGCGGTTCGACTTTCTTGAAGTGGTGCGAGTTCGCCATGACCGATGTTCTGCTCCGAAAGGGCGTTATCAAGGAAGAAGGTGACTCCTTCAACCAAAAGGAATGGCGCACCCGCAACCAACTCTTCCGACAGGTTATGACTCGTCTTCACGGGCTTGCCGTACCTTGTGTCTTCTTCACCTTCCATCTCAAAGATGTGTCGAACTATGTTGACAACGGCTCCGGTGGCAAAGTGCTGATGAAGATTGGCGAGCGACCGGAATGGGACAAAGGTACCATGCGTCTGTTCTCCCAGCAAATCTTCTTGTCTCGCTACATGAAGAAGGCCGACACCGCCGCTGGCGTCAAGGCTGACCCGACTCTCAAGAACGACGACGATTGGATTATCAAGGCTACTATTGAGGAAATAAAGGGCAAGCACATGGAACACATTGGCGAAACCCACACCATCCTCTCCATCATCAAAGGCAAGGTCACTTGGAATGGCCTTCCAATGCTCAATTGGGGTGAGTGAAGTGGAGGAACAATTGTTCAACGCTTTGCTCAAAGTCCAAAAGGAAATACTCGGTACTTTTCAAGCCGCTCAACGGCGCATTGAAGCCATCGAATCCCGCCTTGCTGATTTGGAGTTCACACTCGATGAAGTTCCCGAAGTGGGAAACATTGTCGCCGCAGTCAAAGAACTTCAAGACGAGTATGAAGCACCGGCCATGAAGTTCACACACTACATCTTGGGGGGCAAGCGATGAACCTTCAAACCTCCGTTGAAATCACCAACGCCGACTTGACCCGCTTGCTCACCATTATGAAGCGCAAGCAGACTGTCAACGGAAAGCAACAGGCACAGGTTGAGTCACTACTCTTGACTTGTCTTCACACCGGACTTGACAAGGTAAATGGCAAGTCGGGACAAGCCATCGCCAGCAGTCTAACAAGGGACTTGTCGGGGCTGACACAGGTCACAATGCCCTGCACAGTCAATGGTGAAGATGTATGCAATATCCCAATCCAAAGCATCGACAATATGCTGGGAATCATCAAGTACCACGGTCAACTATTGACACTCGTTTTCGATAAAGAAAACAATCGCCTACGAATTAAAAGTAGGGGAAAACAAACCACGCTCGACGCATCGGGAGATGCTAAGGCGTTCTCTCACAGTCCCGACACTATCAGCGAGTTCCACAGGAAAGGTATTGAACTCGTGAACCGTGTTTGGCACACAGACGGTGTGTACTACATCACCGGCAACGGTGACAAGATTAAACCTCTCGCAAAGTACACCGTGGATTCAGCGGATATGTACGAGGCTCTTCGTTGCGACACCATGAATGGACAGCGACTCAACAGATACACTTTGGGTGTGGAGTATGACTCGCACCACCTACAAGTCGAAGTAGGTGACTTTCACCTCGGACAGACCGTGACAGATGTTGCACTTAAAACAAAGGCAAAAGAAACATGGAAGTGGCAGTTCGACGGTGGACTTGACGAAGTGTTCAAGCCTATGACCGGCTCTTGTGACATTTACATTTACGACTTCCGTGACTTCGGACAAGGTATGCGTCTTTACATTCATTGGCCTAATGTTATGGGTTCCAGCGAGTTCTTTGCTTTCCAAGCGGGAGTTCTTACTTATTGATTACGACATGGTGGGGTTTGCGCCTCGAAAAAGGGTAAAAGTGTACCTCCAAAGCATGAGGGAGTGTTGTGTTTCTCTTCCGTACCCGCCCCGCCGCCGTCGTATTTACCGGTGATAATATGTCCGAACGAACTGTTGTCAACGCTCTCAACGGGAGTCTCAAGGAACTAACCTTAGAACAAGCCAGTGAATTATACGAATACACTGGTGGCAGACTCAAGGGTAGGAAGATTTACCTTAAGATTGCTGTCCTCGCAGTTCTAAAGTACCAAAGTCACGGCAGACCTCTAAGTGCTCGTCAAGTCCGTGATTTGGGACAAAAATATATCCCTCGCAACCAACAATGGTCGAACCAAGTCGTCGGTAGTATTCTCGGAATGTTATCTCGTATGAAATTGATTCACAGGTCTTATGACAGTCCCTATGTGTACTGGTGGGATGGGAATGTTTGAGATACGAACCGGCAACTGCGTCGAACTAATGGCGTACATGGATGATGAGTCCGTCGATATGTGCGTGACTTCCCCGCCGTATTGGGGTCTTCGTGACTACGGTGGTAGGGGCATTGTTTGGGGTCCACAAGAATGTATTGAGCGTGGAGAAGGTGATACTTCCCACGAATGGGAAGGATATACTCGACCCAGCGAAAATACCCGCAATAATAATAATTCACTACAACTCAAATCTGCGTATTGGGAACCTCAAGAGCAAGCGTTCTGTAAGCACTGTGACGCATGGTTCGGTCAATTGGGACTTGAACCTACACCGGAACAGTATGTCAAGAACATGGTAGAAGTGTTCCGCGAAGTCAAGCGTGTACTCAAACCCGAAGGTACGCTGTGGCTCAACATCGGTGATTCGTATTGTGCTGGCTCTCGCAAGAGTGGCGTTGCGGACTCCGCAGGTGGCGAGCGTGGACTCCCTACTACCCAACGCAACCAAGCATCCGGCGACCTCAAGCAGAAGGATTTAGTTGGCATCCCGTGGATGCTCGCATTTGCCCTTCGTGCCGATGGTTGGTACTTGCGACAGGACATTATTTGGGCTAAACCAAATTGTATGCCGGAATCTGTTCGTGACCGCTGTACGAAAAACCATGAGTATGTGTTTCTTTTATCGAAAAGTAAAGATTACTACTACGACAACGAGGCAATCAAGGAAGACACTGTTGGTAAGCCGGATAAGAACAAGTCAGCCAACAAGTACGCCGAGAATGAAGAATGGGCCGCAGGCGACCCCAACCGCACAAGCAAGGCGAAAGGAATCGCAGACGCTCGTGTAAAGAATTACGCTAAAAGAAACAAGCGTAGTGTTTGGTGGGTCGGTCCCAAGCCATTCCCCGAAGCGCATTTCGCAGTGTTTCCCGTCGAACTGATTGAGCCTTGCATCCTCGCTGGTTGCCCTCCTAACGGTACTGTGCTGGACCCTTTCGGGGGTGCTGGCACAACCGCCATCGCATCCATCAAGCATGGTCGCAAAGCGTTGCTTCTTGAGTACAGTGAGAAATACAGCGAGATAGCACACAAGCGAATCTTGGCGTATCGGGAAGAGATTGGGCTTGACAAAGCGAACAGGGAGTGGTTCTAATGGCAAGAAAGTGTTTGCGTAAATGTAATGGGTGTGGCAGGGTAGTCATGTCCGCTTCCACCAATCATCGGATTAGTACCGGCGAGGCAAAAAGAAAGTATTGCGGAACGCAACGGGTAGTTCGTGACGATTGATTTGCGTTTATATGCCGCCACACTACCTTTATATCCCTCGGCCCTAATTTAGTATCATGGCGGAATACCCCCTAACCGACGCTCTCAAACAAAATCTAATTCTCAATACCATTAGAATGATGGATGCCGATGAAAATGCCAATCCGAATTGCGAAACAGAATTTCAATTCGATTATGGTGGTCGAACAATTGCTGCTTCGGTTAAAATTACCGAAATACCAAAGGAAAAATTGTATCGGAATCACGATTGGCTGTACAACGAGTATATCAATGAAGGCAAGACTCTCAAGGAAATAGCATCTATGTTCAACATTACTCCGATGAGTATTCATCAGTGGCTTGTCAAATTAGGCATCCCTTCAAGACCCCGTGGTCGCCGTCAATAACCTT